AGGACTTTATTTCTTTCTGTCGGGCGCGGGCAACATCGCGATCAGCTTCCGTTGGGCTTCCGGCCCATTCAGAGTCCTCTATCGCTTCCTTAATAATTTCTCTTAGTCTTTGTTTGGTGATTTTCATTATATTAGTTTCTTCCAACGACATGTCCGGAGCGGACTCGGGTGCAGCGGGGTACTTCTCGATGGCCATCTTAATAGCCTGGTCTATCTCGGGTGGGACCTCTACTGCTTCTGTTGCAAATTCTGGCCAAATCCTATAGACAGCCTCTATTAGGTCCCCCGAAGCGCCAACACCATATTCTACTTGTAGCCTCAGGCGAACAGCATGATAATCATCTTCATTCATTTCGGAGAGAACGTTCGAAAGTTCTTCCTTAATAATTTCTCTTAGTCTTTGTTTGGTGATTTTCATATTGTGTTGCCTAAAGTAAGGAACCTACGATCATCCCAGCGACAAATGCGCCGGTGCCTTTAAGTGCTAGGAGGACATAAACCTCGCGGGATCCCTGCAACAACAAAAGCTGCTTTGCAAAAACCATGGTGTCTGATAATAACTGTTTCATATCTATTCCTCTATATTGACATCGATAACGTCAATAATAAATAGTTGTCCGGAGTTATAAGGGTCGCATTTTCCAAGCATTTCTGGAATTGTTCCTTTTCCATGGAGCCCACATCTTCGTTATCGCCGATGTCGACCTTCCAAACTTCAATGTCAAAATCCAGTAAAGTCTTGATAATCTCAAGCTCTTTCTTCGTTGCGTCCGGGTCGAGTGCCACGTAAACACCTGCATCCTCTTTGACGATCTTACGAAGCAGAACAGAGTTCTGATTTAAGGTGGAGCCGAGGATGGGGACCGCATTGCGGCCGGCATTGATCGCATCAAAAACCCCCTCAACCAAAATAATGTCTGAACTCCAGTCCACAAACAAATCGTTAAAAATGATATTACGACTTGCCGGCGGGTTCTTATACTTAGGATAATAGGATCTATCGTAAGACCGGGATACGAAATAGCTGAGATCTCCTTCATCATCAAATGAGGGAATTATGACCCTGCCTTCGTACTCTCCGCTAGCGCAATATCCCATCTTCCACCAAACAATGTCTTGCTTGGCGATCCCTCTCTTTCTCAGGTAATTCATGGCCGCAAAACCAGTGGGCGGCATGCCTTTATTCGCCAAAGATATAAACCCCTCCGGCATCTCAAGTATTTGTTTTTCTTCTATTTTCTCAGAAAATAAGTCTTCGAGCTTATCAAAATCGATCTCAGATGTAAATTCGCGCCACTGAGACTTATCATGGTTCGTGCCAAAACGGCGGACGACGCGATAAATATTCTTGCCTCGGGTGTCGCACACCCAGCACTTGTAGTAGCCTTTGTCTAGATTTACGGAGAACTTACGCTTGTGATGATCGCAATAGGGGCATTTAAAAAGATATTCGTTGTTGGTCCGGTAGCCGGTCCCCAATACATTAGTCAGTATCTTTAGCTTCTTCTCTTTCACGAATCCAGCCCGCCCTTGCAATTACATAGCTATCCGACCGATCAGCATAACCGGCCTTGGGATTTCCATGTCTAGTGTATTCTACCTCAAAACCGGGCACGTTGTCAACAACAAACTGTAAAGAAACAGCTTTTGCTTTCTGTCCCTTGGGAACCTTTATTCCGCACAGTTTGCGAGCGGATGTGGCGGCGAGATACTTGGGTTCGCCGTAAAACATATTATAACACAACCACGAAACAATGCCATTTATTTTTGATAAAAGCGATAAGGTTTGCGCTGATGAGAAGCCGGAGCGGAAGGATTGGAGCGATTGTTCAACATATACCTGTTCTATAGGATATTCGCCCTCTAACTCCTCCAGACACTTTCTCACAATTTGTATTTTCTTAAAGAAGTTCTTTTCTTTTCGTAAGTCAATATGGTCGCATACAAGTATAGAACCACCACTGTCTAATATGGTGTATCCAGTAATGCTGGTTGAAATATCCAGTCCTAAAATCATTAAATATCAATTTTGAGTTTGAACGTAAAGTCTCGCTCGGCGGTCTTCTTAACCGGCGTGGCGGGCTTAGCTATAGCAATCAAGTTTTCGTCCTTGTCAAAAATTCCAATCTTCGAAACATAGGTCGTTTTCACAAACGACCCAGTAGGATCATTATAGGACGAAGAGACAACATTTTTAATAGCTCTTTTTTGATCTTGTAAATAACCAGTGGATGCAGTCAAGACATGACTAGCAGTAGAAAACTGAAGATAGGTGGGATTATTCGAGTGATTTAGTTCTCCTTTGGGGAGAGTAGCAAACATTGTCAGAGACTGAATTGGTTCGCTGCCACTCATTTCTATTGTAAAGGTGCTTTTAGGAGGAGCAACACCGGTCTCCTGTGCGCCGGCAGCAAAGTAAGTCCACGCGGGGCTAATCGCTGAACCGCCAGTATATGTGTCCGTACAGGCATCGGCGCCCGTGCCAGCATCCGGTGCGAGGTTATAGGCCCCTGTTAAAATTAACATCCCCTCGTTGTAGAGAGCAAGACCAATAACTGTGCCGGTCCGTGGGCCAGTCGTCTCATATAACAGGCCATTTTGCGCGGTGTCTTGTGCGCGCGCAATAAGGGTGCCCGTAAAATAGAACTTAAGATCGACAGTTCCTTTTTTAATATTCTTTCCATAAAAGATACTAGGAACACTCACGAGGCCGAGGTTAATACTATCGAAACTTCGCGCGGTATTGGAATACGCAAACTCCGGGCTTATATAGTTATAATAATTTATGACGTTCTTAAGCGCTCGGATACGAGTAACCGACGCTGCGGTACTTACTGCAATGCCCGTACCGGAGGTCTTGTCAAATGTGGCGGCTGTGTAGCGCGCATCTGATGATGCATAATAAGTCTTCTTAATCGACGCACTCAGGGGATACGAACCGTACATGATATTGCCCGGGCTTGTGCTATTAAAACTAGCCTTGGTGGTGGTACGGAAGGTCATACGGGAACCTTCCTTAGAAATCCATGGTCGAATCAGTTTGTTGTTTAAAACATCGTTCGGACCAAAAGTGCGAGGGGTCGGCGCAGCGTCGGGACCAGCAGAGCTGCTTTCATGACGGTCGACGTTCAATTCGTAAAGACTTACTCCACCCGAACTGAGAAGATTAAGCGAGCTTGTCAGTGACCCCGAGATACTGGGGGTGTCATTATAGAATGCACCACCTTGAAATATCGTAAACTTTACTTCAGGATAAGTCTTGATCGTGTTGACGTAAACATCATTGCTTTTGAACTTATGGAAGAATAGAGACATTCCATGTCCTAATAATCCAAGCGTACCCTAACCGTAAACTCATTTGATGGGTCCTTCTTCATTGGTTCTGAAAGCTTTGCGACAGCCAACAATTCGTTGTCGGGCGAATACAGTCCTACAGAGGTTGCATATGATACCGGAGTATCTTGAGAGTTGTTCTTCACAACCAGCTTACTTGCGCTCAAGTAGGTGGGGTTAGAAGAATAGTTGAACTCGTTATGATTCGCTCGACAGAAATAAATGGTAGAATTCAGCTCGGTTGTATTATTGAACTGAACATTATAAATACGGTGCCTTAATACATCACAGGTTCCAGAAATTGCCGAAGCACTAAGAGAGGCGGTAATGCCATTATTACCACTCACCATGGGGAGGGCAGGGCCGGTGCCATTAGGCGAAAGCTGCGTGCCGGAAATCGATTGGGTTAGGAGCCCGAGACCACCGTTGTTATAGGCGGACTCGCCTGACGCGCCGGTGGTATCATAAGATCCAGAAAAGATAGAAGCCGTTACAACGACGATGCCAGCCTGGTAAAAGATTAGGCCCGCTTTGGTCTGCATAATTGTGTCGGCATTCTTAAGCTGCGTGCCGACAGAGTTGTTGGCATATAGAATACCATACTCGCCGGCGGGAGAATTAACCTTATACTGCGTGGCGCCGCTGACGTCTTGAAGAGTTACGCGAGAACCAAAAGGATCTGCTCCAGGGACGCTAGCCGGGGAAGCACCAACGCCAAGCTCTAGAGTAAAGCTTCCCTTTTTGATTTCATCCTTCTGAAGCAATCTGGTGAAATTCAGGAAGAACGCTTCCTTAATCTTTGTACCGCCGGTGAGATCGCCATCTTCATCAAACTGTCGAACCGATCCCGTCTCATCAAACCCAACAAGAACCTGGGCAAGCTCGTTATAAATATTCTGCTTCTTGGCATTGTTGAGAAACCCAGAGCCAGAAAGCTGTGAGCCAGAAGCAAAGCCAAACGTTATATCAAAAATATGATTTGCCGACGAACTTAAATAAGGGTAATCATAAACTGATTGGAAAATTCCATGGGAATAGTTCTTAATGTTGAGGTCATTATACGTGCCAGAGACAATTGTTCCCGTCATAGGGATCGCTTCGTGGAGCATGGTCCTCGTTGAAACAACGTCTTTGGAGCGTAAAGTCTTAAATGTGGTAGCCATCTTTTATCCTTCTTAGGTCGATCTCACGAATCGAATGGGAATATCAATTCGATAACCAGTGTTAACACCTGTCACTCGAACGGTCGTATCAATGAAACGATAGTTACCAGATGAAAGGTTTGTACCAGCATCGTTGGACAAGGCCGACGTTGCAAGCGTGCCCAGCTGTGTAAATAAATAGTCGCTGGTGCGAAGTTCGAGACTCGACATGATTCTAAATCCGAGTTTCGTGCCGCGTGGGCCGGCAATAGAAGAGTCTTCTGTTCCTCCTAAGTTGGCCACAAAACCGTTAGTATTACGAAGCGTAAAGTAGTAAGAAGCGATATTGTCGTCATCGATAAAGGAGGGGGTGGCAGCAGGGCTCTGAGTGTCTGTTTCGAGAACCGTGTTGGAAACACCGCCGGGGGGAGGGAATATGGAGCCGAAGCGATTATCAACCTCAACAATATACGCCACTTCCACAAGATCACGCGCTAGAGGTTCCTCATTGGAAAGCTCTGTTGTATCGAGTCCCTGGTGTACCTCGACGCGGGAAACATCGTCATTTGGCTTAAACCCATTGAGAATACCCGTGCCTGGCGTGACCAGGGTATCCACGGTGTTCTTATCAACGGCAACGTTAAAGGCACCATTTGCATTCTTCGCGGAGCCTTTCCCAGCTGTCGTATAAAGTTCAAGAACCGGTAGATACAAAATATCGTTGCGGTTAATGGATATCAGCTTCGACTTCATTGTCGAAGTGTTGTTGGTAAATGCTTCTAAGACGGGAGTTTGAAGCAGCGTCAAATCATAATACGCGGAGCCGCTAGTGTTGTTTTTATCGTAGAGACCGTAGTCCATCTCATCGTCGCCTAAGGCGAACTTAGAAATTTTGAAACTGCCATCTCCCTTGGCTAGCCTCATCCTTCCGGTATCAGTTAAAACGGCATCAAGTATGATGTCGCCATCGTTTTGCAAGAATCCCATATCTTTTCCTCTCCTATTAAATAGTTACGAAATACTAATTGTTCCTACGGATTAGTAACTCCCGTATTTTTCACTGTAATGTTCAGATCGAACTTCTTTCCAGTTTTGGCACTGGTCACTCTAATTTTAAACTTCTTCTGCCAGACAGATTCTCCGGCTTCATCTAGATATCCTAACACATTTGAAGGAGGTAAATCAGTTATTTTTATATTTTGTGGTTTTTCCTTCACTTCATTTGTCTCATTAAAGACGTCGCGGTTGAAGACAGCTTGTTGTAATGCTGGTGCTACATAAAGAAAGCGGCGCCCAGGGAGTTTAATCTTCTTGGGGGGCGGGACGCTCATGTCTACAACGCTAAGAACATAAGATATTTGACCATTATTGTCAACCATCTCAATCTGAAATATTTCTGTGGGATTAGAGATGTTGCCATGAATATCAATGCCACGTACGCAATAATAATACTTCACGTTCGGACGAATTGAGCTGATATACGTTGCCGGAGCGGAGGGCTTGTTGGGCGCTATCATTTCGCTTACGGTGGCAATCGGATTATTCTCTGTATTAAAATCTGCATAAGAAGTTGGTTTGCTTGTGGTCCTAAAAATCTGATAGGTAGTTATTGGGTCGTCGCTTTTATAATTCAGCGTAACCGGGGTATCTTCTAAAAATGCGCGTACACTCTGGCGTGAGACTGAGACCTTAAGTTGAGAATACAGCTCCTCGATTAAAAACGTTGTGTCCGCGTCTTTAATAATAACGGGCGCCAGATCTAAATTTCCCATGTTTCCGTCAAGTAGTAACAAAATTTTATTGCTTATTCCCATAAAGGGTACGAACACTACATCTGGGGCAATTGGAGGCTTATCAGTAATCATTGCAGTTTGGGACCAATATGGCAATGTGGTTGCTCTCACGCTGTTGTCGTTACTATAAGTGATCGTTGCGGCGGGGTATTTTGGTTCTTCAGGCTGAAACGTGGTTGACCCATGGGGACCCGATCGAAGGGCAATTTTAAACTTACAAAGGGCAGCCTCCTTGGGGGGGCGGATAGGATAGGTTCGTCGAAACTCAAACCTAATGGTAGCTTGGCCGGCTGTTGATGGGCTATAAGTCTCAGAGGACGGAATCAGAGTAGGCACGACCTCGTATAAGTTTTCAGTCTGGCCGTCACCGCCGTCCCATGATTCCTCAAAAAGCTCGTTAATTTCATCTACCAAAATTTGAAGTGTCATATACTTGCTAGCGCTAGCTGTATCTCCGTTATCGTCCCATGTACGTGCGATGGGGCCCGCGGAAAATGAATTATAGTGGCTGCCATCAAAGTATTCTTCGATGTCCAGATACCAATTAATTGATTTAATTGCCATTTTCTATTACTTCCCAAACTGCATTTTATTGCCGGGGTTGCCTTTACCGCCGGTAAATGTAGTAGCAGTACTCGATCGCTCTGCTCGATTGGCAGCACCCAAGATCTCTTTTAGAAGAGGATTAGTTAAGTCGGTATTTTTACGCTCTCGCTCGACCGGCAACACCACCTGCATCAACTCTCTCACCTTATTGTCGATCGTATTATAAATTTGGCGCGCCGCTAAAGATCGACGATCAGTGGCGCCGAGCGAGCTTTGGCCGGAACCTTGGGCTATTGGGGTTAGCCCGTCTCGCGAGCGCCGCATATGGGCCAAAGATCCATTAACGCTACTCTGGTTTCCCTCTTCTAAAAGGCGTGTGAGCTTAGTGATGATTTCGTTAATAGTAGAATCCAAATCCCCCTGTCCGCCGGCGGTGTCGCCTGTCATAATACTGATAGCCTGTCGATAAAGGGCGGCTGGATCTTGTTTGTCGGGGTCGGCATCGTCGAGGGCTTGTGTGGACATGCCAGAGACGTTTATTTCCGTTTCTGGTATACTGATTTCATATGCGGTCATTCCCCCGTCGGTAGCACCGTTTGTGCCATAGCCCGCATGAAGCTCTACAACCAATCCAGAAAGGTCAACATTCTTTGCGCGAACTGCTTGATAGTACCTACCCAACGAAGAGTTTTTGGCGCTGCCGCGGGTGGCCGGGACTTTGCGGTCCGCAACTAGTGCATTAGAGCTTGCTGTGGGTAATTTAAATATAAAGTGGCCCTGCTGAACCGAAGCTGGGAGCTGCTCTGTGCCCGGTTTTAAGTACTCATATTCTTGTGATGCGTCAAGGCCATTAACTGTTGTTGCTGCGGTGCCAACGGCCTGATCCTTGTAGAAACCTAAGGCGTTTCCGACTGCCTTCCCTTGACCGATTTTCTTGGCGCCGAAGTCAAAACTAATACCATCATAGGAGTAGGTGTTACCAAATATCATGCGAACTTGTTTTACCTCATATGAATATCGAACCCCATAGCGTACCTGCGTATCTAGGTATCGAATCAAATCGCCATAGACCACATCCTTAGATATCATAATAGTCTGAATTATCGGACTCGGCGTTTCTCTGCCGGGGATGACCTCTCTCTTTTCTATTAGATACATTAAGGTCTCTCCTGGGGATGGCTTGTTTTGGAAAACCTCTTTCAAGCTACGCAGACGGTCGTCAAGGGCGTCCTCAAGTTCTCGACTGTTTGCCACCTTAATTGCATCTTTAATATTTATTTTAAACAACTCTTCTTTTTCCCACTCACGCAGAACTGTATAGTTGGAGCCCTCGGCCATTTCTTCCTTAGATTCATTATATACATCAAGAAGATAATCCAATTCTCTATTTTTTAAGGCTTCTAAGAAAAAGTCTATGTCACAAACGACTTCACTTTTACCACTCATGGAGGCTATTTCTCGGGAACGACGTCCTGATGCATCAACTGCTTTCCTTGCAAAACTCTCGTATCCGGAGCCGAATACATCGTCTCCTGTCCGCATATTTTCCATAATGTATAGCTGCAGGAAAACAATAAAACTTCGTACGTGATCGGCATCTAATTTCGAAGCAAACAGAGATGTAAAGAACGACTGCGCGCCGGGGGATGCATCAACTCCCAACACATCATCCCGATCAAACCCGATGATTACTTCATTATAGAAAGGATAAAACGCAGTCGACTTGATGTCATCAGATGTATCGTTAGGGGTGCCGCGGTCGTCACGAACATTATATTTCTTTAAAATATCCAAATCAGGGTAAAGGATTGCGATGTTCTTAAACCGAGTTTCGAAAGTATCCTTAATGCCCTTAAGTGCACCATTTAGAGTCACTGTGTCTAAGATCTTTGAGAATTGTTGGAAATAAGCCTTTCCGGACTCCGGGCTAGCTTGAGTCTGATCTAGGAACCATACGTCCATTTGGGGCCCGTCTTCTTCGGTACCGATTTGATTTAGGGTAAGCTGATCTGTGTAGTTTACGCTAGCGGTGTTCACAATATCTGATTCTAACATATACAGGTTAGGCAACAAAAGCTCTACGCCGCGGCCGGCTTTGGATACAACCGATTCATAGGGAGGCATTGTATCAAGATAGAAATTATAAAATGAATTAACTGCCACATTATAATTACTTTTACCTAGGGCCGCGCGGCTTTTGGGCGGGCTGCGATATAGAGTAGTGTGGTCCATATACTCGGGGCCCATATTCACAATGGGGGATATTTCAACCTGGTTCCCGTTAAGGTTCTTATAATATTGCTGATAATAAGAGGTTTTACCAATGTTGCCAGCCATATATTGATAAAAATTGGGATCTCCGGAGGTGGCACCGGTCTTTGGTTTCAACAGGTAGCTGTACAGCTTCTTTCTTGCCTCGCCTCCTCCCCGGTTGGCGCGGGCCCAGCCTTGAGCATCTGCTGTCACAGTAAAAGAAGAATTTGTGAACCTTCCGCCCAGTACCATGTTAAGCGGCCGAGGAAGGCCGCTCGCAAGTTTAGAAAAATTAACCATATACGGATATTTCGAATTCAAGTTTTTGGCAAAATAATATCCTTGGACTCCTCGGAACTTATCTTCGGTTCCCCAAGAATCTCGAACGAGCGGATGTAAATAATAATCACCCTCTTGTTTTCCATAACGCGAACGAATTCCTATAGCGGTCGTATCGACTAAAAGGATGTCATTTTGATATGCACTCATTTTATTCGTCCATCCCTGGATCCTGCTCGACAATTTTCATTGGGCGGCGCCCATGAAGTCTCACAAACATTCGATCTGCTTTTGAGCGGCGCCAGTTCCAGCCGCGGCCGCGCCAAGCTTTTCTCTTGGCATCCCATTCGTTTTGGGCGATTTGAACATCCGTAAGGGCCACTCTGGGGGGTATAAATGTCCCGAATATCATGCCGGAGGAGCTGTAGTATTCTGCACCATATTCTGCCTCGGGGCGGTTGATATTAATAACTGGACTTTTGTCTAGGTTTTGCAGACGAAGTTGGTAGCTTCTCTGTCGCATGTTGAAGGTAGGCTTCACCATTTGTGGCTTTTCCAGAAAATCTTGTCCGATAGTAAACAAGTAATTAAAAGGAGGCAGCTCATAGGAACTTCCCGGAGAGGTCATAGGAGGGCACCTCTTTAGGCGACAGAGAATTGTGCCGCCGGACTCTTCCATCTCCTTTAGTCTCCCCTGTGAAAGGGTCGACCAATTGGGGCGGCGAATATTGTTTCTTTGGTACCCGTCTAAAAATTCCACTCTCCTTAAAGAGTTATAATTTATGTCCCTCTCAAAAGAGTTAAGATCTAAGAATTCGACAACACTCTGTACGACACGAGCTAGGGCAAGTGAACCTTGTATAAAAGTGGTTCGAGTGGGAGTAGGTGATTTAAAGTCCTGTGAGACACCATCCAAAAGTTTTTCAGATAAAGGACCCTCTAGTGCGCGAGTCAGGGCTCTATTAAATTGTAAACTTGTTGTCGCGGCACTCGTACTGCCGCTGCCCGGGCTTATGGAGCCTATCTCCGCTGATGCTTCCGGTGCAAAATAGTCAAGTGCGGGGGAAGTCTTTTGGTCGACAGCGGGGTTCTTCCGAGAATCAACAAAAGAACTAAGGTTTTCGCGGAGGGGCTGCATAGTAATTCCTGCCGATCCCTGAATCCCTTGCATCTTGGCTAACTTAACGTCCAGATCTGCGACGGCGCCGTCAGAAGCAAAAAGATTAATGCCAGGATTAACATTATTATCTAACATGACTAGGCCATCTGAAAGTTCAAGGCCCGGGCGGGCCACGCTTTGCACCTCATAGGGAGTATAAATATTATAGGGAGATAAGAAACCAAACTTATTGATCTCAGGAACATTAGGATTTCCCACCCCATATTTATTAAGTTCCCGATTAATTCTCGTAATAAATGCTTCAGAACTAATCGTTGGAAATCCATGGAACGGCTCAGTGGCAAGAGATCCCACTCCCAGATAATCAAAGCCCACACTATTCTCAGTATTTTTTAGTACACGTCGAGGGATATGTGTATATTCAATCCGTTTTATCAGGTTTTGTGAGGCACCGAGCTTTGAGCGGGCGTTAAACTTCGCTTCACTTCGACCGGTCGGGGATGCTGATATCAGGTAGTCTAGATCATTAACATACCCCTTGATAACTTCTACGAACCGCTGCATGGACGACTCTGTGGCACTCATGGGATTAATCATCGTTATCAAATTTTTCTTCCACACCTCCGCCGACTGTTCCCCGAAACCATCTTGGCCAAATAAGAACCATATAGAAGATAAAAATTCATTTATTAATTTAAGCCATGAGTCATCGCTCTTAATTACTTTTGCATTCACTCTCAAATATTCTTCAATATCAAAGTTCTTCTTTCCTAAGCCTTCGAAGTTTGACATAAACGCCTGAAATTCGGTGAGGCGCGCCTGAAGTCCCTGTACCACGTTGCTTATCGCAACAGCCGTGTGGTCTACAAATTCAAAATTAAGAGTGTATTCATAGATGTTTATTTCATTCTCTTTCATTTTCGTGTCGTTGATGAGAAAATTTACAAAATTATCGTTAGCCGTATCAAAAGGAACAATATTGCCCTTTTGGAGATCTGCAATAGCAACCGGAGATTCAAACGTTTTAGATTGGTCTTCTGCTGTTAATTGGCTGGCGAGTTTTGATCCTTCGTCGGGGCGCGATCTTTTGTGTCTAAAGACGGTGATATTGCTCACGGAGTAACAAGACCGAAGGGATGCTTTATTCGTAAAAACATTTGCTAACCTACAGTGATCATTAATAAAAGCATCATAATCCATTGCAAGCCATAATTTAAATTCGCCAGAAGTAGTGCGCGAATAATGAAGGCGCGAAAAATATCTTTTTCCAACAGTTTGACGGAATCTCTCGAAATTCCGCCTATTAGTCTTGTTGACGTTTTCCGCGTTAGATACAAAGTTATTTAAATTTAAACTCTCAACAGCTTTTAGCAAGCGCAAATCACGGACCTTTTGGTTGCTGACCAACGTGCGAATCAGTTTGGGCGATCGACCACCCTCGCCGGGTCTTTGACCAGCATAGTAATCGGCGCCCTGGCGATGTACTGGGCCGGGCCAAACATCTCCCCTTTCTCCCGCCTCCTCGGATGATGCGGCTAAAGTGAACAGATAGGTAGTGGAACTTGCCTTACCGCGAGTCATGATTGTCTCAATAACCGGAGAGCTCACTTGAAACCTCTTAGACCGCGGGATGGCGGCTTTGCTGAGGTCGGAGCTTTCGCTATCTAACTCATACGCCACACAATAAAGCCAGAGATCTTGCTCTTCAGTTAAATATATATCTACATTTATTGGCACTTCACGTGTAACGACCCCGGCGCCAGTATCCTTGTTTGTGACGTGTTTTATTGTTCCGTCTGTAACGAAATCCTCAATCCCAATATACTTCTTAATCATGCTCGATTTCGTAGCTGGGCTGTTTTGGTTGGCGATCTCATAACGAAGCGCGGGCTCTTTATTTTTGAGGTTGCTGACTACACTTTCATCATTAATGAGGGCCACAAAAAGCCCAAACGGACGACCATCTTCTTTTGCGATAGACTGAAGACTCAGATCTATCTTGAGTTGAGCCTTGGTTGTGTCGTCGGCCGTTCCCAGTATTTCTACGCTCTTAACCAGCGGCAACGGAATGGGAAACTCGAATGCTTTAGTTGCTATATTTCCCATCAGTCGCAGGGCTCCTCACCTTCATCTGGGATGTCCAAGTCGTCACCCAAGTCGAGTGCAGGGGCGTCGGGGCGCGGGCCGTATATATCGCCCTCAAGTTCGGCGCGATGAATGTTTGCAATCGTTCCTTCTGTCTCCCCGGGGGTCAAGCCCTCGTTGTGGGTAATAGCCCGTTCGTTAATGCCGTACAATATTGCGGTATCAATGGGAATATCAAAATCACACAAGAAATTCAAAAAATATTCTACATCATCTTTTGTGGCCGCGGCGAGATGCTGGTCCTGATGTTTTAGTTGTTGAAGGCCTTCATCTGAACCAGAAACATATACCTCACAATAAAAATTTTCCTTTTCGTAGTTGGTATTGTGTTCCTGCAAATCAATTAAGATATAATCTTCTTTGACCGCAACGTTAATTCCCTCGTTATTAGCATTTGTCATGACCGTCATCTTGTTTTTGCTCTGAAAATCTTTCGTATAAAAAAGATTGTAGTTCATGACTATCTCAATCTGGGGGATTTCTTTAATCACGCCGTTATTCGTGGTTGCAGCGCTGCTCGTCAAGTTAACCGTATAATAATCTTGACTGGAGGATACTTCGTTGCTCAACATGTTCACTCCCCACGCTGGTGCATATTGAGAGATAAGCGCGCTGGTGCCGATGGGATCGGAGGCGATGAAGAATTTCTGGTCGAATTGAGGCACCTTGTCAAATGCATCGGCAAAATTTATCGAGTTGGCTGTCACTCCTTTTTTGTTCATATTTGCTTCAACAACTTTTTGAAACTGTCGTACCCGAGTCTCGACGCCAGTAGTATTAGACTGGGGCTTAAGGTTGGGGGTTTCATAACGAATTCGACGATCGGCATCTTTGGGTGATTCTACTCTTACCCCCTCGTTGGAGGATGCAACTTTGGAAACATCATAAAGAATTTCTTCATCGTAAAAAGCATAAAAGGCAGGATGGAGGCGACCTTGCGAAAGTAAGTACTTGCCGTATTCGGTCAACTGAACATCTAAAACTTCTTCTTTTTTGTTAAAAAATTCCATTATTTTACTCAGTCATTCTGATTGTTGTTTAAATCATTTAGAATTGCTGTCGCTTCTGCCTCCGTATAGTTTCCAACAAACTGAGATTGTCCAGTAGTATCCGAACCAGGGGATGCGCCTAGGCGCGGTGGCGGGGGAGGATCCTCCCACGGGGTTGCACCCGCACCCTTGGACACGTACTCCACGTTCTCGTCAATTTTAAGTAGTTCTACTAGAGAGAAATAATCATATGGCCAGTTGAAACTGTAGGGAGATTTAATTGATGAAGGCACAAGAGGTATATCCCTTGTGAGGCCACGCTTGGAAAGAATATCATAATCCTTTGTAGCACGCTGTTTCACTTTAAATACAAGCCACTGTATATCTGTTCTGCCAAAGATTCGATCTGTGAAGAAATCAGATATATTGATCGTGCTGCTTTGTCTTCGCATCTTCTGGTTGCTCTCGGGCGGCAGGTTTTGCCACATGTTTTGCAAATCCTTCGAGGAAAATGTTTCTGTAAACTCGAAGGCATCAAAAAAGATCGGACGAACTGACCTGTTAATGAAAAAGTCAAGAGTGGGGGGCAAGATGTAACGCTCCAAGAGTTCGACTTGTCGATTGTATCGGCCGAGCATCTCGTCCCAGAACTCGCCCCTTTGCTCTCGGCCGCGGGATCGAGCTCTTTCAGCCAACTCAGAGGATCGTTCAAAGATATTGGTGGAAGGCAGTTTTATAAATTCCCTTTCTCCGAGGGCAGTACGGAAGGGCACTACGAGAACAGCTTCTCGCACCGTCTTGCTAGTGGACAATTCTCCAACTCTTTTATCTCCAGCATTTCCGAATCCTACAACCTCTCGAAGTGAGGAAACCTGAATTTCGCCAGTTCCAGACATATGATATTCAATCGGCAAATCTGAAATCCCCAGAAAAACGCCCTTCGAAGGTTCAGGAATACGACCATACTGGTGCCACATACCACGGATCTGGAAGGGTGCGGCAGATGAGGTCACGTCAATAGGGGCATCCCAAGCCGAAGGCGTGGCGCCGTCGCCTAAATAACTAGCACTAGTAGAGGCAGTCGGGTGTGGAAGCGACGGGGTATCATAAAAATCAAAAATAGGAGTTTCAAATTTAGTTTGTACGAGCCACTGCACTTTCTGCTCATTTGTTCCCTCAGGGATGGCCAGCACTTTATCAAAAATATTAACGCTCGCCGTAATCTGCATTTGATTATAATCATAATCTTCGCGTTGAGAGCTGGTTACATATCCGACATAAGAAGAGCTAAAGTTGTAAGGAGAAACCTCGACATTGTCTTCTATTCGTCGGCTATAAAAAACGGACGCGCGAGAGGCAATATCTTGCATGGTAGGCCGATCACTATAGGGAGCCTGCCACACAATGTCCACATGAGACGTTCCATTATAATAAGAAGGAGTGAGATGACTATAAGTGATCCCTAGGCCATGGCTTCCGGTGACACAAACGGGGGTTCCAAATGCGCTAGCACGGCTGTACATGCCAAAGTTAGGGTTTCCATCATCGGTTGTTGACCGATATAACGAAACTCTCATACCATAATAGTTGTTCTTGGTCACGGGTTCCCAAGCTGTTTCTTCTTTAGAGACGTAACTCGTTAATCCATCTTGGAAAAAGTTCACTGTTTCACACAAAAAGTTATCAATTGCAAGTTCATAAAGTTGTGTTGACATAGCGCCATCCCAACGTATCTTATTCTGCCGCTGGTCATTGAGGGGCCCGCTTGTTAGGCCATCGAAGATCGACCCGGTGCCGGTACTGGCCAGGGAGGTCACCACCTGGTTTGCTATGCTAGAACTCTCTTGGATTCCTGTGTCATACAGCCAACCTGCGCCGACACCTCGTTCGGGCACTGGGGAGTTTGAGCCGGCTGAGGCTGTATTGGACAGTCGACCGCCGTCCCACAGCGGTGGTTCGCTAGCGCCAGTGACGCCGGCGAGGGCTCGATAAGATAAATATCTAGCCGGCTGGCGAATAGCCTCAAAAGGAACTTTATAGAGATAATAACCCCAGCGCGTCTGTTCGACAATGTCTACGGGGTCGGCGCCTTCACCGTAGCTCTGGATAATGGGGTTATATGAAGGAAGCGCGGCATTTCCGCTGTGACCAATGTTAAGAGCTCCAAAGCTCGCTGATGATACCGAGGCAGACTGGTATGAGGCCGATGAATTAAAATTATATTCATAATAATCATCTACTATGGTGGTGTGCATGTAGGGGTCGCCGGCGGATGCAGACTTGATGGCTATTGTGGTTTCCCAACTTCCTGGCACTTTGGCCGAAAGGCCTACTGGGCCAATTGCCTTCATGTTCCAAGGAGTATTTCCTTCCGTATCCCCCGGGTTAGAAGCCGTATTTCGGAGCACATAGTTCCCTACTGCAATCCCTGACTTGATAGTATTAAATAAAATACCTGGTGCAAACAAAGGCTCTAACAAAATTCTAGATAGTGTTTGATTAGGTGTGGCCGCCGGCGACGAAATAGCGCCAAGGAATCCTGGGCTGAGATCATTGCTGCGCGTACCCGGGAGAAATGAACCCATAGATTGAGAGAAGTATGAAGCAAGTTTAACAGTTCTTTCAGCAGGGTAGAAGCCCTTATATGGCAGGAAAGAAGTAAAAGCAGTTGCCTGCAATGTGGTTCCATGTCGAACAATATTGTCGGACTCGGACTGGCCACGTGGGCCGCGGAGGTCGGCGTCGACCACCCTAAACAATTCTAAGAAATCTGTGGTTGCGTAAACACTATAGAAATCTTTAGTTGTAGAATCGAGGGAGGACCCGGTTAAGCCTAGCAAATTTCCTAGTTTTGTCAAAAAACTATTATCGGCGGGTTCAGTGTTCTCGTTGCCCAAATAAGTTTCTAGGTGTTCACTAATTCTATACTCCGGTACGATCGAACAATCTTTTCCGGCGATTCGAAGATTCTCAGCATATTCTTGATATGGCTTGTATGGACTTAGGCCCGTTTGATGGGGAGCCACCCATGGATGGAATCCCATAAGGGTGGTTCCGGCGGGAATGAGAGCTGTTGTGGTTGCAGCCGGGCCAGCTGCTTGAATTCGAGCAGGCGTTTCTGTAAGCGGCCGCAGATAACAAGCAGCCGGGTGGGAAGACTGACTTTGAGCGTTCAGAATCCCGAGCAAATCCGACCTGCGTACTGCATTAATATTAGAAAAATAATTATAAGTATTTTGTAATTCGCCGGCTCCCGCGCCAGAACCGGGTTGGATCAAATTATTAAACAAAGAAAAGACGCCGGCGTCGCCCAACATATTGGTATCCGAATATGCACCATAAAACCCAGATTGGCCTTTTTTGAACACTGATGCAGTGTTATAAACTCTTGTTGTTCCATCTGCAGCCAATATCGAACCAGTGCCGGATTCGAATCCGGATGAATTTGTTAATTCAGTGTATTTACCGGGAGCATCTAGAGGCCATGAAGATTGAGCCTGAACGTCCCCGGGCCAGACTTGTTCCTCCTTGTGCCGGCCGAGGATATCGGCCAAGTAATCTCCCTGGGAAGGCCCGGGGCTCTGAGTGCCGGACTGTTGGGCAAAAGAATAGGCCGGCCAACCTTGAGAATTTAATCCATCAAAGCTGCGCATGCGGCGAATATCATTCCAAACATTTTTTATAGAATAATTTTGTCTGGTGCGTACCCGGGATTGATAAGAATTTACATCGGCGGGGTACACGCGCTCGCCATAGGACGCATATACTTCTATTTTTTGGTCACCCGTTTTATCAATATAGTCTTGAACTTCTGTATATGGTTGATTCGCTCTGACGTCTAAACGTAAATTTAGTTTATTATTCAAACCGTTGTTAGAAAAATAGCCCAAATTATTGCCATATGAAACCTCGACTATTGAATTATTACCACGATCGGGGTTCTCCGACCGATCTTCAAAGGCCGCCACAAAAGTTTTATATTTAGACTGTACTGGTGATTCAACATAATCTACAAATTCAGTCGAGGACTTCCCGCGTACAAAATTAATTGCATTCGTGCCTCCGGGCACAAAGGTCGGTACCATCGGTGGAGGAGAGGCTATAGAAATACGATTAGCCTTCCTCAAGGCGCGCGCCATTGGTGTATCCCCAGTGCGCACCTGTTTCCAAGTCGGGCTTTGATATGGCCCATTATTATTTAACATCGCATGATTAAAGGTAACAAAAGAGTTGGCCAGCTGGGTGCCTGATATAAATCGGAATTCATTACTGCCCGGAAGAGAAGAGCCTGTTGCTGGGGCAGTTGCAGATAGTGCAGTCTGCGGATTTATCGCTGTCGTGCCAGTGAGCCCCATATTATTTGCCTGTATGCCACCAACTACATCATAAATTACAGAGGCATCGTCGTTTTGTGTGCTACCCATACGCCACCAATTTGTCATGGTGTGCTTAAAGGGATAATTAAATAAATTATAACTGCGTCGCTGATAAAGTTCTGTGACCTCAGACGCAGAAAGCACTGTATTATACAACTGTATGTCATTCAGATAGCCTCTGAAGGGCCAAGAATAGAGGAAATCCGACACGCCTCCAAATGCAAATGCGCCGCCAATCGGTTTAACATTCTCTAGGCCGCCGGCGTTTCCGGCCGTCTGTGTGGTTCCAAACACTGTTCCAGATGCAACCAATCCATTATTTGTAGTATCCACTCCATTAACGTACATCTTCATTGAGTCGCATTGGAGCTTGGAGTCTCCCTCGGAGGCACATTTCGGACTGATACCGTCATATGTAAGCACTATATGATACCACTTGTCGGACTCTAAATATCCTCCTGAACCGCTTGTTAAGTTCCAATCTGATCCGGTGAGCATGACGAAGCCATTATATCGAGTATTATTATTGGCGTCCGTCGTAGGAGACGTCCCGGTGCCTTGCATGGCGAAAACGGGGATCCACTTAGGAGGGTTAGCCGAGGATGAATTGGTATAGTCATCATCTCTGTTTAGGGCCGGGTATAGTGATAAACCGGTGCCGACGAGGGAGGTGGCGTCCTGGAACCAGTTACCGATCGCCTTTGTCTTCCAGCCGGCCACTTGCATTGCTCCGGCGTCTCCCCCCCATTTGTCGTCCGGAGACAGGACATATGGGGGCATCCAGGGCGTCCCGGTGCCGTCGACGGCCGGGTTCGAGGCGGTTTGCCTGGCCTCAATATAGCTTCCAGTATAAACTATTTTAAGCCATAAGGCCATTGTCCAAGGAGAGGCTAGCGATGCGTGGGCGTCGCTCCAATTGGAGGCCGGATGGCCCGGGTAAGGGGATGATTGGCTATATGCAAGAGGGGCGCCGTAGGAGTTCCAGTCTTTGGGGGCGCCCGCAACAAAGAAGCCACCATGCTCATATGGTGAGGAGCCCGAGACGCCCCAGGTGCCGGTTAACCACAGCGATGAGGTATTGGGAGCAAAGGCAGGGGCCTCCAGCACATGCGTATCCAAGTTCGCATAGCGAATTGAATGATCGCCATAAGCAAAGCCAGCAATATTGACACTTGCGCTATCGATTAGTGATGAGTAAGGAGGCTCATAAAGCTGATTCATGGAAGTGGTAGTTGAGGTCGGCGCGCCATAGGTGCCGGAGGGACGTCCCTGGAAGGGATATAGGTCAGGGACAGTTGTACCAGATGTAGATTGTAGGCCGCGCTCGACATATGCAGAAATTTCGGGAACTTTGGGTGTAGTATTTTTGTAAAAGCCATATAGAGGCAGTTTCGCCGATGGTGCCTCGCTTGAGTCTATCGGTGGGCCTGCGACACCTGGACCGATAAGGGCGACCAGTTTTTGGCGACTAACTTCATCATAGAATGCCGGAGGTACATCGTCGTAGCCGGACGAGACATCTTCCGGATCAGAGCCGAGGGGCCACCATGCAACCAAGCGCTCTGGTGCGTTGGAAGCCTTAAGGTTAAACCTAACTCCGTTATTATAGATGGTGAAAGCTTCGCCGGCTGACAATGCTTTTGTCCAAACTGCAAGGTCGCACATATGGCCGCGATAATCCATAGTGTTGACCTCCGAGGCGCCGACGCTCATGCCGTAAACGCCGAAGCCGGCTGGGTCCGAGGTGGCTGCGCCGGCGCCGTTATCCAGAGCCCCGTTTATATAAATATTTGGAGGATTTCCCTCATATACTCCCTCATACGTGACCACCACATGGTACCAAGTATTTGCACTCAAGCTCGTTGAACTTGCTCGATAGTTGCCCCCCATAACTGGGCCGTTATATGCTCGAAGGGGAGCAGGGAGGCTCGCTCCGTATATTTCTAGATATCGCGCGAAACCGCCCCACGATACGAATTTAGGAATAGAATCAACCATAGTAGTAGGTCGTACCCACATTGAATAACTATAAGCCTTGGCTGCACCGACGGGACCACCAATCAGGGCGTTCCACTTATCACGTGCATATTCGTCGGCATCTTCGAGGCCGTAGTTGCTGCTGTTCCAGTTTGTAGATTTATTTCCAATATACCACGGTGTGTCTGTCTGTCCGGGTGCTGGGATCTTCTGATCAAAACCATAAAACGGAACGTCTGCTTCCAAAGATGCAGTGATCCAAGCATAGTTCCTGTCGGCATTGGGAACGCCATGCTGTTCATATAGGTTGTCATACACAGACCCGGTGACGATGGGCCACGTCGGCGGTGATGCCGGAACAGTACTGGCATAGGCCCCAGGTGCACCTGCGCGCGCGCGGAAATTAGTTCTACCGGCGGTTCCAAAATAATACGCCGCTTTGGGGGCGCGGTTCTGGAGAAGCACGGTGCTATCTGGCGGTTCTAAACCACCCTGATCGCTCATCCGATACCACGCAAGAAGATCATCTATTTTCACGCGTGCCAAATCAAATAGGTGCCCGGAATTATATATTGCGCTAACTTCTGCAGCACTTAGTTCTGCTTTCCATATTGCTACATTACTCAAATATCCATCTAGGTAACCCCACTCCCTGCCACCAATTCTAAACCCGTCGCCATCGCCGGGTATTTCTTTGGGATCGTCTAGTTCCGACACCACCGTCGTGTCCAGGGCACCATTGAGATAAATTTTCATATCATCTTCGGTATCGGATCCTCCCGGATCACCTCCCGAAAACGTCGCGACAATATGATACCATCGGCCGGCCGTGAGCGCGCCGGTTCTTACTATGCCGTCGTTGCCGCCCGAGTCTTTCCCGATGAAGAACTGCATATAGTCACCGGTGTTCTCGAAATAAACACCGCGCGCATCGGTGCCTAGGCTTATGATTGTTTGATCCTGGGCGACACTATCGAGGTTTACCCAAAATGAAAAAGTAAACGGAAGGGCCGAGCTCCCTGCGCCACCAATAAGATTCTCCCAGCTTGAATCCACGGTGCTGATTCCACCGTTGCACAGGTACTGATCATCTACGCCATCAAACAACAATGATCGAGTTTCCTGAATATACTTCAATCTCTTCGTGCTGTTCCTCTGTGTCTTATGGAAACTGGGAGACACCACAGTGCCGTCGGCGCCGGCGATGGCTGCAGCCAGCGTTATCTCGCCAAACGCTGAGTCCGCGCCAAACGGACCACAATGAAGTGTCGAAAGCTGGTTTAGGCCGCGGGGGAGGTCGAGCTGGTCTTGGGGGATGATTGAATTACTTCCAGAGGGTGCAAGCGATGCACTTCCTGATAGACCATAATTAACAACAGTTTGATTACGATAAGGAAGCGCGTTATACACAGAAAACTCTTCATGAGCTGGGTCTAAATAACCTTGTGAAGAAGCTTCTGGGGATCCCGGAGCATTAAATCGATTTACCAAAATCGTTTGATTGGATGCAGACCCCGTTCGAACTGGGAGTTCATAATCAAGAGCTCCAGATACATTTGGGCCGCGGTTAGAAGCAGTAGCATACGGAGAAGAGGCAGATGGGACGGCGCCAGACAGCATAGGGAAGCGGCCCCTCGTCGCCATAGTTTCCGGATTGGGAGCAAATGTAAATGTCCCCTCACGGAAATAAGGATCGTTCTGTGATCTTCCAGCAGTTTGAATGACTTCGTAGTTCTTCGTGTAGTTGCCAATTCGATTGTGATCAATTACCCCGGACATGGATTGACTCAAGGACGCCGTCGTCATACGAATGTTCTTGATGTTTACGGGGCGCTTGGCATATTCTCCTCGCGGCAGATTTGCTTTGGGTCTGTCATAAAGGTTTGTAGTGCCGGGAGAGGTGTCCAACTCAGGATACTGCGGTGAGACCACCTGTAGGTGGCCCGAGGATGCCTTCCAGGGGCTTCCGGTGTTGGAGCCCGTGAACTCGTAGCCCATTTGCACTCGGAAGCCTTCAGGGCGATTTACGCGCGTGTCAAGGCCATTGAAGTTATTGGCCATAGTGAGATCATCTGAGATACTGTCGGGAGATCCGGACTGGTTCAGTTCAATATGGCGGTGCTGACGGCCTCCAACGAATTTCTCAGTAAAGGGGCCCTGCATTGGGACGTCTGTCTGATCTGATGTGAGATCTGCGTGCATGTTGGTGATGATTGTGCTGCCGGTGAAGTTCGACATCTCGCTCGATAGAGCATCGCTAATAGATGAACTGTAGAGACTAAAGGGTGCAACCGTGGCACCATCAGTGTCTCTTTCATATGTTTTGTAACTTGCTGACTGGACTCCCATTCCGAATCCATAACGAACTTTCTGAGATGGGAAGTACTCATCTGATGAGCTTATCAGGCTCTCTACGTCTGCGGACTTGGCGACCATGATATCGCTTGGTACCGCGCCATAGGTTCCCTGACCCACTGTGGGGCCGGCTGGTGCCGTCGCCTCATACACGACACCCTTGCGCTGGCTGGGGTGTCTGGCAACGCCTCCTAGGACCACAGAGCCTCCCCCGCTGAATCGGTAGGGGCGCCCTAGGGTTCGGTTGTTGGAAGACTTGATGGCGTTAAGGAGGACCTCTCTGTCGGCATCAACATTATCAGGAGTAGCAAAGGCTGGCAGATCTCTCCCAGCCCGGTTCTGCCACCAAACTGATTTACTGTTCTGGGCGGCGCCATTATAGTTGGCAATAAAGTCAGGTGAGTCAGCCTCAATATCTGACGCCGAATCAAAGTTCGTAGGAGTCCCGTCGCGGCCGCCGGCTTCATCGGCTAAAGCGCCGGCGCCGGTATAAGTGTCGTCCAAACCATTGCCCAGTTTCCACCACGATAAGAGATTTGATTGGCAAGTACTTGTGCTTAATTTAACTCGAGCGCCGGCGCCATAAATTTCGGTTACTTCGGCAGAAGAAAGCTCTTTGTCCCACACAGCAAAGTCGCAGAAATTGCCTTTAGTGTATGAGCCGGCCGCGGGGTCAGCGCCAATTGATGAATTGCCGATAATCTCGTCCGGGCCGCCGGCGGATACATCCTGCGAGTCTGTTGCGTCGGCACCGTCAATATAAATTGTGGTTAACCCGGCCGAGCCGCCGGCACATGTTACAGTAATATGATGCCAGGTATCGGCAGTTAATTCGCCAGCGGCAGTTTGCGCGTAGTTGCCACTGTTAGATTTGTTGGTCGCCTTCAGGTTCGCCGCGCCGAGGGAGCCCCCAAGCAGAAAAAGATCTCTATCGCGAGTTCCGAAAGAATATAACCACGTATTTGTAGCTACCATCGCCGCTGGTTTAAACCAGAAAGAAACGCTATATTCTTTTGCGGAGCCGTTCGCCCCTCCGATCAGCGGCTCCCAAGTAGCGGCAGCCCCAACACTAACATATTCGTCAACACCGTCGAAAAGCAAAGAAAGGGGAGTGGGAGTTGTAGAGCCCAAGGGGGCATGATCATATTTCCAACTATTAAGCACCGAAGTATTTGGCATGCCAGTAACTCGTTTTGTAGGCGCCTGTGCTGATTCAATGCCAGTGCCCTGAGCATCATTGATAATAGAGTTAACAGTAATTGGTGTGGCGATAGTACCAATAGAGCCCGTTAGATCTGGATCGGACTGGGCCAAGAACGGGAACTTGTTCTGATATTTGCTCCTCTCTAAAATGTGACTTTCAATCAAAGTTCGAATGTTGGGATCAAAATCCAACGAAATAGGAGCCAACTGTCCGAGAAGAACGCTGAGGGCTCCATCGATCCATTTATAATACTCAAAGAACTTTTCAAAATCTATTTCACTGTTAGAGACGCCTTCGAAGAAGCGCTGACGCAAGAGCTTAAGTCCCTTGTACTCGCCTCTATAGCGATTAACCGGTGCACCTATAATGGTGTTTAAATCTGTAAGAGTTGCAAAGTAATTGATCATCTGATCAGAAATTGACTGTTGCATACTCTTCTCAAACGCCAAGAAGTAGTTAAGTGGCCGTGAGTCACGCGTGAACTCAACCTCATCCTGTTGCGACAGGACTGTGATCATGTCCGATGATTCTAGAGATTCGGGCAGATTCTGCTTGGATGCCACCACATATTCCTTGTCAACAACAGAGGTGGCGCTAGCGGAAAAACTTGAACCAGAACCTGGATGCTGATAATAAAGTATGTTTCCAAGCCAATCGTTCCTAGTTGATGCCATGGTTGCAGAACCAGAAGACAAATCAGCGACGCGGAAACTGCCGGCAGCATCGGATCCGGTATTCTGGTTGAAGTCCCAGTTCAACATTAATGTGTTGATACGTGGAAGGTCGCCGTAGCTAGCAGTGGCTTGGAATGGGAACGCATAGAGCCCTGTGTCAGCGAGGCCATAATTGGTGGGGTCGAGGGCGTGAGCTTTAATTGTCTCCTGGCTGAGCTTGTCGAGCCACAATCGGCACGAGCCGATCTTAGCATCACAGCGCTGAAGGACAGTCCCCGTCATGTTCGTGCGGTGGGCGCCAACGAATGCTCGACGAGAACCAGTCATAAAGGCTGCTCCGGGGGCGGTTGCCGTGCCTGTCACATTGAAGCTATTAACAACCACGCCGGCGTCGACATTGACTCCTTGGAATTCAATATCATAGTCAGCTATTGGCGCGGTAGGCACATATGCTGTCCAAGGATAACGAGAGGGGCTAATCTTAACAGCAAAGTTCCACTGGTTATTATCATAAACATCATAATACATCGAACTCGTAAGAGTTGGTACCTTGCCACCGGTGCTACTCTTCAGGATAAAGGTAACGTTAGGAGAGTCCTTTGTTTCCCTAACAGCATAAACCTGGAAGTTTGTTGCATCATCTGTGGGAAATGCTGTGTCTGTCTGGGCGTTTTCGGAGCCGGCGGTGTCTGACGACTGTGCTGTCGTGGCGTGTACACCAAAAAGAGAGCACGAAATAATATTTGTGTCCTGATAAAAGTCATGACTTTGATCAAACTTCTCAGGGAATAGAACGTCTGCCTCCATGGTAAAGGCAAATCCGCCAGTTAAATTGGTGCTCGAAGAAATAAAACCATAAGTATTTGTGGTGTCACCGGGATCCCGAAATTGGAAAACGTTAGCATCCATGCTACGAATCGAATTAAAGTTGACATACTTTTTACCATATGACTGGTTTTTTCGGTTTGTCGTAAAATCAAACTCTGCATTATTAGCATACATGTTGATCTTGATTAGCTCATCATCAATACCGAAACATCGAATCAAATTCCTAAATGATTTTTCAGTTCCCTTTGTCTTGTAAATGTAGGATAAATTGTTGTAAATGTTCTGATAAATCTGATTCTTAATCTCTGTAATATTCTTTTCAAATACACGATCTTCGCTGCGGTCACCGAGTTTTTCAAGTACTGTCGCGTCAACAAACAGTTCCGGAGACACAAGACCCGTAGACATAAGAAGTCGTTCTGAAAAAACGCTAACCTTATCTGATCCACTTACGTAGTTGATATCCTTGAGCTTATTTAGTGACTCGATCTGTAGATGAAGAGTGTCCAGATAGCTCGCCATGATCTGAGTTACGTTATGAAGCTGAGATCCACGCTCGACATCCTCTTCTGTTATCCAGGCAGGGATGGATTTATAGATAGAGGCGGCATTTGAGGCATCATGGTCAGAACCAGACTGAATAAGACCGGCTCGAAGAGTAACCACCGCGGGATCAAAGGAATAAATAATCGGATCTTCAAATTCTTTAATAGCAGCGCTTGAAGAGATGATGGCTGAGCCAGTGTTACGTGAGTCGCTAGTGTACCCAGTCCAGGCGCCGTTTGATATGCGGCCGGAATAATCCAAAACGTTGCTGTCGACCGAACTCGTGCCAGTAATGCCCTCGTTAAATTTGTAATAAACACCTAAAGTAGTGTTGGCCACTTCTGTAGTGTCCTTGAATGTCTGCGGATCAGTGTTAACACCACCCCCAACTTGCGTAAACCAGAAGCGGCCGACGTCTTGGCTACTTCGCTGAGTTTTCCAGTATCGAAACTCATCTAAAGATGCGGAGAGTTTGCCTGCGTATTGGGCGGCTCCGCCAAGAGTGGTTGCTAGGGCACCTAGTGTGGCCTGCATCGCACCAGTTACTTCATTAAGGGCGTCGCTGCCAAGAGTAGACTCCTGATTGAGGGCCCCATCAATATAGACTCTGCTGGTAATGCCGGCTGTGGCATTTTTAAAGGAGAACGCATAGTGGTGCCATGTTGAGTCCGCTATGGTGACCGCACTACCGATTGAACTCTCACTTACTCCGTCAGATCCCGAAAGCAGGGTCGCAGTGAAGACTGCGGCGCCTTCGTTTGAGGAATTTAGAGCCAAGGACAGTCGTCCATAGTGGGCCAATCCCTCAGTGGCGCCATTCCACATGTCGAAGATCACCTCTTTGGTGGTCAATGAAGACGCATATGCATCCTTCTTCATCCAGAACTCTACAGTAACTCCATCGCCAGACAGATCATATTTAAGGTTCGATGTTCTGTTAGAACCGGTATCATAAAAGTTAGACCCGGTAAACTGAAGGCTAAGCGGCGACATGCCATCCGGATTTGGATGCGGACCACCCTTAAAATAAATGTATTCTAAAGTATTGGGGAGACCATAACCATTAGCAAGCGACCCATTTCTGGTTCCCCACCCGCTAGGGGACATCAGGCCATAACCTGTACGACGCGGATAAAGGTTGTTTAGAATATAGAGATCTATCTCCGTAGATTCATTTTCCCACTTAAGCCGCTCGCGAAGGGAGCCATCATATGGATAGGTCTTGTAAATCCGATCTATGGATTCACCATAATATTTCTCGGCTGATCCGTACCGAGCAAAATTAGAGGCAGTTGTATAATCAACCGCAGGAATAAACCTGCGCTCTTTTATAATATCTTGTCTTTGATATTCAGCCGACTCAATTGCAGATCCAACCTCATCTGCTGACTGGTTGGAAAGTGACTTGAGTGTTTGTGCTTTTTCAAAAAGATGTTTAAAGCTCATATCCTAATTATTCGTCAACCCTAAATTTGAACGTTTCTGATTGTTCGACCCACGTTGCTATACTACCATTATAATAAGAAAATTTAATCCCATACATATATCCAGCTTCCAATTCCAGCATATCTAAATCAAAATAGTTGCCGCTTACGTCGTAGGACAAGTATGTTGAATACTCGCTTCCAGTACCATATGGAAGCACTTCGTAATTATCGATCATTCGCAAAATACGATAAGATGCGCTTTCAATAATTTCCGTAGGATTAACATTGGTGGCCACCGTATAAATGGTGGGGCTCCAATTCTTATCTCGCACAAAAGTTCGGAAGCGCACCTTCTGATTCCTTCGGTACGAAGGTTGAAGATTTTTGATAGAAGTAACTCTTTCAAATGTTGGCGCGCCTTCAAAGTTGCGGAAAGTTTTAGTGGAGAAAGAGCCGGTTTTATATTGAGTAGAGCCTGTCGGCAGGGACGACCACACATCAAACATTTTAGACGGTGCTCCGTTAGCCGATGAAGAGGTCATACAGATAGATGCTGTGTATATTCCTGTACTAACCAAACCGCCCGTAACACAAACAGCGTTGCCAGCGCCGGCGCCAGAAAGAGCTTGAATTCCAGATGGTTTTGTGTTGCCGGCGTTTCCTGAGAAGAGAGAAACATACAGAAGGTTGCTGGTAAGATTTGGAATATTTGTAAGCTGACCGCGAACATAGTTATACAAGTACAGAGTATTGAGGTTATCCGTGGCTGGGGCCGCAGAGCTACTGTAGTAAAATGAGCCCCTCTCATCAGTGACGCGGGAATCCCAACGTGCTTCGATCCATGGTCGTTTATAGAAGTACTCACTTGAACGCGCGAAGAACTTCTTGGTGTAGTATGAGGTATCTGCTCCGCCGGTATTTTGTAAAACACCATTAGCATAGGCTGCGGCTGTATACGCCTCCTGGCTTGAGGTTAAGAAAACGCCTAGGCCATAGTTGGGAACATGTTTCGTGGTCCCGGATGTTTGCATCCACCTCTCAATGGTTGGGGTAATGTTGATTTCTAAATCTTCATAGCCTTGCTCGAATGTCTGACGGTATACGGGTGAGTCGGACGCCTCGTTATCGTCCCGATAGTCCCCTCCGTTCTTGGTCCACGCTACGGTAGTAGACGCCGACATCCAATTAGACTTTCCTGCGTCTGAGTATTCATCCATATCCAGACCGTCACCTTCGGCCCATGAGCGTGAAACAGCTGCTACAACCAAGGTAAAGTCCTGGGGGAGGGTCCAAGGATGCTTGGCATTGCTCATCTTAAGGAAAAAGTTGACACTTCCGGACGCTGGGATTCTCCCAGCGGTTCGGTCGGCAGCGACAGTGGTAATGGGGAACTGAATGAGCGCTCTCGATAGCTCTTGAGTTTGCCCGGTGGTCGAGGCAGAACTCTGACCATAGATTGAAAAGATTTCTACCGAGTCTGCATAACCCATGTTAGAACCTGTACCTCTGGTGCTTAGGTTCGCCTTAAAAGCATTGGTAATGGTAGTGTCGGCGCTAGCCGTATATCTCTTGAAGCCCATTATTTAATGCTCCCTCTGATATCCGTGTTCGGGAATTTTATCTCAAAAACAATATTTTCTTCAGCCAATATACGCATATTGTCAGCACTTGTGGCAGCCATGAAATCATAAGAATCACCCGAATAGTTCGATCCAGATTTTTCAACAATCTTAACCCTAATAACATCCAAAAGTCCCTCAACCTTGTTAAGAGTTTTATAAATGTCCGACAGGCTTATCGATTCACCGATGTCATAGGAGCGAGAGAATTTGGCGGCCAGCGCCCGGGAGGCAGAATTAATAACATTAAATCGATTTGCGCTGATATCTATGCTAACCTCATATTCAATTCCAAAATTAATAATCCTAGCATCTAATATATCAACAGTGTCATTAATCATTTTATACTGTCCAAGCCAATTTTTAAGATTATTTTTTAAAGTAGCGTTGGCAGTTACTAATTTGCCGCTGGCATTTTCCGAGACGACGTATAGATTGAGGTTTCGTTTAAACGCATCAAAATCGCGAACGATGGCTGCGCGCTTCACTTTTCCGAACTTAGCTGGCATGCCATAACTAATAGCTTTATAATCTTCGCCGGTTACGGCGCGATTCTGTGTTGCGAAATAGCTATAGGCGCGCTGTTTAATTTCGTCTGAATTTGGTAAAGCGACGCTTCCGACAAATTGCTCTTCGTTCACAACCTGCACAGAACCAACAACATTGCTTTTCTTGTCGCTTGTTAAAAGATTTTCTTCTTTAAAAGATACCAGTGCGCGAGTGACCTCATTAATGGAATTCACAGCTGCATTAACATCGTTTGTGGTGTTATATCGGAAAGAGATTATTAAATCTGTGTTAGCCGGGGCGATGCCGAGCTTGTCTGTGTCGAGCAGTTTTGTGGGATCGAAGCCGGCGTCTGTCACATAGTCGCGACCATTCATGTTTAACATCAAATTGGAAGGATCAACAACAGATCCATTTGTCAGCTCGGCGCTCGAACCATACCCAAACTGTAAAAAGGTGCCCCCATTTTCAAACTCAACCGTAAACCGGCGAGGGACCGGAAAGGGCTTGAGAATATTTGGAACTGTGGCTCGAGTAGTTGTTGTGTTTTTCACAGCTTTGTATATAACATTCTGTGTTAAATGGTCTACCTCGTAGAAGCGATGGCCATCGAGATCGTAAACGCTCACAACATTGTTAATTTTTGCTATAGATAGGGGAACTCTTCGAAAACGTTGAAAATTTCCCACACTAACTTTATCCCTGCCGATTCGACCAGAGACGGCGCGGCCTTGCGCGCGAATAACGAAATGAGTTGGTGCACCGGTGCTGCTCGCGTCACTCACAACAATCTGGTTTTGCTCTTTTGCAAAATCTACGTCATCTACTAAAGTATAATAGCCGCCGGCGTCGCTCGTAAATTCGGAGCCGGACTTTAATACAGGAATATAGTTGGTATCAGGGCCCTGTGTAGTGGTCGACGCCGGGACTTTAATATAGAGCGTCACAACTCCATAAGAAGATGGACTAGGATTAATCTTGAGTCCCATCTGGCGAACGAGGCGCACCACGTTGTTGTACTCAATAGCAGTATCTAGAAAACTCTCGTTGGCCTGGTAGTCCAAGTAAAAGGAGAGAATATCTCCAACATAAGAAACGGTATCCAACATGAGGGAGCCGAAGCTGGCTTCGTTGAAATCTCGATAGGTATCTGGATAATATCTACGTGCAAAATTTTCTAGATCCTGCCGGATGGATGCAAAATCTCTACTAGTATAATCAATGGCCTCTAATTTCTTTGACATATGTCCACCTCGGTATAATTAGTCCAAATTTGTATCAAGCTGCAGCATTCCTGTGATCCGAAGCGGCACAACCTTAAAAGTAACTCTTGTGCGTACGTCATTTGGGAATATGTCTGGATCGTTCTCTGGTGTTCTAAACTCCACTTTCTGAATCTCTATAAAAGGCATATACCTCGACACTTGTGATCGTATATTAGATGCTATGTCCTGGTATGTAGACTCGTTATTCATATCGAACAAATATCGCTTAAGACCGACGCCAAAATTAATATCCATCATTCTTTCACCAGGACTAGTAAGAATAAGCATTTTTAAATTTTGTTTCGCCAACGTAAGATAGTCGGTAATCAATTCAAACCTGCTTGATTCAATAGGTAATAAAGGTGCTAATCCAGTTGTCATCTCTCGCCCTCTCAGTAATTACTTAAAAAAGATGTTTTTTAACAAACATTTGAACTTTGTCCGTCTGCCATATTCTGTTGGGAGTTCCCTGTGCCTTCTGAGCCAGCATCTCCGGCGTCAGCATCATCTAGAAGATTCAGCAAAAGATAGATGATTCCGAATATAAACGGGGGCATGCAGAACAAGCCGACAATAGTGCCGGTAAAGTCGACACCATTCACGGACATCTTTGGGCCCAACGATGGAGCCTCAAGTGGTCCCGGAGGATCTGGCAGCTCTGCAGATGCCTCGGCGTTCATGGTATTTAAACCACAGAAAGCCAGTGCAAGTAATTGTTCTCCTTCAAGTGTTTTGAGCATCGGTTTAAGTGGGGAGTCATCTGGTTGAGAAGCAACTGCGATGTCGATCCCTGTGTCTATTATATCGATAACATACCCAAATACATCGCCCGTGATCTGTCTGACCAATTTCCAAATCGCGACATGTGGATCGAGCATCTCACAGAAACCCTTAAGAATTTTAATTGGTGTTTCCCTGAGCATTTTCAAAATGAACTCCCGCGCGGAAGCGTTCATATCACTCTCTCCGTTAGAGGCCAGGCCGCTTTCTAAATTATCTGATGCCATCAGGCCCTGTACGGGGGGCGCTTGATCTGTACGATCAATCATCGCCAGAAGTCCTAGGATTTCGACTTTCGTGGTGTCAAAGCTTTTCTCTATCTCATCAAAAAATGTATTTGTAAGTCCAAAGCTATAAAGTACAGGAATCATCATGATTATTTCTGGATTAAACGTTTGTGAGATAAAGCGAGAATATTCCGGGTCTTCTTTGATGCGGGGTATGTGACTGGATGGGGATACCCGATCAAACCTTTTGATCTTTTGGAAAATTGTGTCCGCCGATTCGCCGGGTCGGGAGGATACATTCAACTCATTGGGGTTGAAGTCACCTAAAGATTTAATATTCACCGTCAGCAAATCACCCAAGATTTGGGGGCCCGGAGTGATTATATCCAGATCTGTTTGAGCGGAATCAAGGATGGAATCATGCCCCGTTGATCTGGCCTGGAGGCCTATTGCTTTTGTCATTAACTCCCGTACGGGGCCCGCGGGGAAAGATTCAATAAAGTCGTTCTGCACCGTAGTTGGGCGCGGCCCATGTGTACTTTCATACCACGTTTCCGGGGTGGCGAAAATTCCTGTACGTTGGTTGAAGTTGCCAACTACAGCAAGAGCCCAAAGGGCGGCCGTCTCCGCAGAGGTTGCCTCGGCATCCCACTCCCTTTGTTCTTTTTTCAGCGTTCGATGGTGTCGAGCGGATTGCGGGAAGTTAAATATTAATTTATAACCAACCTTTAAGCCCTCAAACTCCGGGAGCGTGCCATCTGTCAGCTCAATAAGGTCAATAAAATCTATCGCGGTACCAGTTTTGACCGGCATGGCTCCAGGACCAGAGGACCCTAATATATCCTGCAAGGTTAAGGTGTGCCGCGGGAGGGTGCCGTCTGGGCGGCCGCCGTATGTGGCTTCATAATATAGCTCTTGTGTTGTATAGAGGCCCAGCGGGCCGCCGGCTGTGACATGACCTAAGCCGGTTTGGGCTGATGTTGCTGCCTGGTCCCAGGCGCTCTGGGCCCTTGCTAGCTCGCGCTCGTTCCAGGGAACTATAATCTGTGACGAGGCCAAGGAGCCCCAGTTAGAAATACCGTCCCAATAGGCATATTTGGCAAAGAACACGCGGCCATTGTTAGATTTCTGTGGGGTGCGCGAGTGGCCATAGGGGGCCTTGTAAACACCCAAAATCTCTTTAATAAAGTCATCCTCATAGGTCGACCGCGCACCGGCGGGACTCAAAATATTGTTGATAGACTGCATGGTGTCAACCATCTGTCCGCAAACTTCATGAGTAAAGCCTAGGCGCTCTTCAATTAAATATTGAACTAGCGTCTTAAACGGGACTCCATCTTTACCCACGTCAGCCCCAGTCTTAAGAAGCGACACCACCGTGTCCGGACTATAAGAGTGGGCGATTCCGCCGGCGCTGACAGCTTTATCACGAACTAGCATCTTTTCGAATTGATCCCTTATGAACCTTTCAATTCCGCCCGCAGCACGGCCGAGTTTCTCCTCTATTTGAGTAATCATACTAGTTAAGAACATTTCTCGCAAGAGAGGCTTTTGGAATATTTCTTCAAACTTAAATGCACTTAATACAAAAACATTCTTTATTAAAAATTCTACAACATACACCTGGATGAACAAGTAAATAAGGCCCATCTTTAGGGCATTTTTTGCACAGTCTCGGGCTGTACCCTCATCGTTGCAGGCGGCCTCTCCGAACTCTTGCTTAAGTTGTTCCAGTATTCCTCGTATATCCAAGAGGTCCCCCGCTTGTGCAGGATCGCAGTTGCTGTTGTCTTTAAAGAGGTTTAAGCTATTCAGTTTAGAGATGGTGAAGATGCCTTGTTTTTCTATCTGGCTAACTGACCTTTCTATCATACCATTCAAAGCAGTAGGAAAAACCTGTTTTTGCAATTTATCCTGCAAGTATCGCTTGTCTGCTGCGCCGAGTGGGGTATCGGCCAGATTCAGAAGCTGTGTTTGGAGAGGATATGTGAAGTTAAAAATATATGGGTTAAAGCCGCTTTCAGAGCCAAAATCTCCCAAAATACCTTCCGGGGATGTGTTGCTGCTTGCCCCATATAGCGGGGTGAATGAGTCATCTTCTACGGAGCCTTCCAGCCACGTAGCCTCAACGCCGGGTACGAGGCCTTCTGGCACCTTAACGCGGAAGGGTGGACGGCCCGACATAATATCTTCATTGGAATAAAAGTCTAGATTGATCGGATTAATGCGAGGTTTCACTTTATCCAAAAAGCGGTATTGCATACGCATGCGACCATATTCGCTATTTGACCGGTCTTTTTTCATGTGAGAATAAAATGTGCGGTCTCCGGCGGGCGATTCAGTTCTCGTTAGCCAAACGTTATTGGGTTTGTCGGTACCGTCTGTGTCAACATATTCCGGGGCAGACTGCTTGCCCATGGCCATGAAGTTATTGTAAAAATTACGATTGAACACATAGGTTACGCTGGGCGGCATGCCGTTGCTGTCGTCCATAGATTTTTTTATTTCTTCAATCTTCGTTGCGCCTTCATCTAGAGCGTCTCTGGCCTCGGAGCCCTCCGCAAAAGACTCTTCCATAATTTGATTTATTATAGGAAGCATCTCTTGAAATGCTCCCATGGAGCCGCCCAGTTTGTCCAGATTAACGTCAGGGCAAATTTCAGGATCAATGGTATCAGCACCAAAATTAGAAATTTCCTCAAAGATATCAGACAATATTGAAAGAAATTTTGAATTTGGAGGCTCGGGCTCGACACAATCGTCGCCGACTTTCCCATGAACACACAAGTCCTTCAGGGCCGCATTGAGCGCGGGGTTACCGCCTCTGCCACCGGCGCCCGGGCCGGCGATAATCTTAGGCTCCAACATCGCAGTTCTACTATTTTCTACCGAGTATATAAACTGCATCTTTACATTATCAGCTGTAGAATTAAACATAGAGGGGATAATGCGATTTACAATTGGGTTATCCAAGAACTGGGGGTGTTCGGGGCACAGAAGATTAGGAAGAAGGGATGCTGGGTCGACCGGGATGCCATTATTAAGCATGTCTGCTAGTTTTTTGATGCTTTCTTGATCAGCCAAAGGAGCAAAATCCGCTTCGTTCAAACAATAGTTTTCTACAGCTGCTCTAACATCCACATCGTTCACAAGATCATTACAGATTGTCGTCATGTTAGCTAGTGGCGACAAAGTCGCAAAAAACGACAAAATCTGATTTCGGCTCTGCAGTCTTTGAATGGAGGGCGCTGGCCAAGTTGTATTAAAGATAGCAATCTTCTCGACGGTTGGCTCCAACACATCTGGTCGGGAGTTATAAAGACGACAAATTTCCATAGGAGTCAGTACAGCGCTGACGGCCGATAGGTAATCAAATCCCTCCTCTTGATTCATTTGAAACTGGCCGAATGCATTATCAAGAAGAGGATCAATATCTGCCGCGGCGGGACTTAAATTATCTCTCATGGCTTGGGCGGCGTCGAGGTTGCCCAGGAGTTCGGGTCGATCATGCAAGTTGTTACAATTAAGTTTAATCATCTCGACTAGACCGAGGACCAAATCCATCACCAACTCCATCAAAATTTCTAAGAGCATATCGACAATCTGTTTCCACAACGGAGGGTCGCCCGTAATGGGGTTGGGGAACTTTATCTCTGGGAATTCTGGTAATTTTATGAGGTCGCCTTTAATCTTTGGTCGCTCATAATCTTCTATCATCCCGGCAATTTCGAGTGCTGAATCTATGGCGGCTTTGAGACGATCCAGGGAGAAATTTGTACCCATGGTCAAGCAAATGAGAGCCTCTGCAATTAACTCTGGAATGCCAAAACGGCCTAGGACCTCCTCCATAATTTCTAGAGTATTTTGAACCTGCTTGACTGCGCCGCCCTCTCGGCCAGAAGTTCTGTCGCGCGTTAAATCTGCCTCAGCTCGGTCGAAAGCGCGCTGGGCATCCTCGATTGCGAGGGGATCTCCATTTTGAATAGCAGCATTGAGCTCGGCTTCGAGCTCCTCGACCTCTTCTTCTAGTTCCTGGCGCTCTTCTACAGCTGCGCCGATCCCCTTAGCTTCGTCAATCATTGCTATGACATCATCAATAAGTTGCTTAAGAGGGAACTTGGCCGACAGAGCATCGCCGGATTGCTTCGCGAATAAGGATGCTTGAACTTCTGGATCGTTTAGAGTCTCCTCCATCGCGGCGATGGCTCCAGGATTTAAAAAGTTACTCATGGTTGCGGCCATGGCCATGGGGTTGCTAATATCTAGCGTTACTGAACTTTCAGTAGCCTGAAACACACGGTTAAACAGCAACGGGTCGACGCCGGGTGGTGGTGGCGCTTGGAATTCTATCTCTAGGGAGCCATCGTCGGGCTCTCCCTTAATGGGCAGGTTTTCGATAACATCTTTAACTGTTGGTTTTGAAAGAAGAGAGCCGTAAGTATCTTTGATAAAGCCAAGAATTCCATTTAGTCCGCCCGGGCTTGAACGGAAGTCCGAAATTATTCTTTGATGATTTACCAGTGTTTGCATCATCCAAGGATCCTTAACGCTCCGGTTATACTTAACAAGAGAAATAAAGCCAATCTTCAGGGGCGAGATTTCCAAGGAACCGTCAGCCAGATCGAGTTCATAAGACACTCCGAGAATGTTTTGGGCGGGCCCGAGCTGGATACGAAGCAAGTCGTCACGGGTCAGAACCGTAGACCTCTTACCCGACAGATTCAGATCTCGACGGACAGCATCCGTTAAAGTGGCCACCAATGTCTGCATTTCCATATAGATCGTTTCCAAATCTAAAGGAATTTTAAGAGGTGCCGGGTATTGGAGAATTTGCTTATTGTATCCTTCGAGTGCTACTTTCAGTTCGCGCAAGGTTCGTGACGAGTTCCCAAGGCTGATTATGATCTCCTCTCCGGCCGACCGGAGCTTTCGATCATAATATTGATTTATAAAAAGCTCTTCAGCTTCGGAGAAGGCCGGCATGCCAGAACTAAAGGTGACGACCGGTGGTTTTTGCCCAGGTAGTAAGCAGGGCTCATCGCCCTTAATAACAGGAGTAGAAGCTGATTGGCGAGATGCGGCGTTGGGGTCAAAAGCTCGAAGACCCTCGCGGATTCGTTTAAAATTGACGGCGCCGGGGGCTGTATTATAAAGATATTTGGAGACCACTGGAGCCTCAACTTCTAGATCGGCGGGACCTTGATCTGTCTTTATAAAATCAAGATTATCTGATATCTGTTTGCGAATGGTGGTATAACTATCCCTGACTCCCGGAGGGATCGGGGTTGTCTTGCCGGCGCGCTCGGGGGTACGAGATTTAGGCCTTCCGTTGGTTTTCTTTTTCTTAGTCGATCTAGGTTGAACCTTTTTGGATGGACGCGGACTGGCGGGGCTGGACGGTCTGGAAATAAGGGGATAAAACTCTGGTAAGTAATGTTCCATTAAAGCGTCGATAGCTTTCTCTTTTAAAATCTTCGCATCTGCCTCTGCAGCTACTCCTTTAGATATGTCCGGGTAAACGATTACAGCATAGGTTCCCTTGTTTATATCAAACCATGGAATAAAAGAAGGAAACTTCTTAAATACGTTTAGGCTGTTAAAGTCGATATCTGTCGTCATGATTAATTTGTATTATTGTATTTGCTTAAAATCCACCGGGGTCCTTTGACTCCGCCCGGACTCAAGAGGTATCTGCTTTGGATACCAATGTGACCCTTAGTTCCGTCCATCAAATCTTCTGTGTACATGGGAATCTCTACATTTAAAGCACCATGGACTACCTTTTCGATACCTTGGGCCATAAATTTAAAGTCTGGCGATGTCGACTGGGGGCCTCCGATCATAAACGGGGAAAAGTGAGTATGACTTAAAAGAGCGGTATTGATCGCGCGCTGATAGTCGGCCATCGTGCATACCCTGTCTCTCAATTTAGATATAGAATCTATGATGTCCTTTAGGCAAGCTACCAAATTGGCACCCTTAACTAAAGGCTGCATATCAGCATCATCTGCCATTCCGATAAGATCAATTCCATATTGTCCTTTCCAGGTTGTACTTTCTTCTCCTCCCTGCGAGTTTTTTACATCAGTGCGAGTCACAAGCTTGATATTTTCCCTGGCTATAACCCTTATCGTATCGGCTTTGAGAGCAATTGTAGAACGAGGCGCGTCCAGGGTTACGTTTCCTACTTTTCCCTTAGGAAGACCAAAATATGTGACATCATCCACGGCTGCTCTTTGACTGAGATAGATCCGGGCTGCATCTTTTTTGAAGTTAGGGTTAGCACTGAGGTCTGTGGACCCATCGGATGTGGTCTGGCGTGCTTGATATCCCATGAGGCCAGCAATAATGTCGACTGACGAGCAGTGAGGGAATCCCTTGCCACCATAACCAGAAGGCTTTTTGTGAGTACGGTCATACCCCAACACTATAAGAGAGTTGCCGTTTTTGTAAACCTTTTCGTTTGCTGTGGCAATATATTTCGGCGTGTCAATGTGCTGACGGGCAGCAACCCCACCTAATCCCATGAAGCGTCCTTTTCGGAACTCGGTTAATGCATCAAACTCTTCTTGATCTGCAGGCGGCATCAAGGAACGCCATTCTTCTTCTGCTGTCTTTCCCATATTATACCCTTTCTACTCGAACTTGTAGCTAGCCTTATTTGTTGAGTCGATGGCCCGATCTAAGGCTGTTCCTTCTTTTCTCCAGCCAGCATTTGCTCTTGCAGCAACTTCGTTCGCCTCTGCTTGGCTTCCCACATTATTAATATCACCCGAGACAGGTGAGGCCGGTTGCTTGAGACGGCGGACCAAGAAGTCGATGGCTGCGTGAGAAGCATGCTCAGGGTCATTCAGAAGGTCCGGGGTTCCCAAAAAATCGACACCTATTCTCTCGCCGGCATTCTTATAAGCTGTTCTGAACGTTATTTGGTTCATGCCGCGGCCGCGGTAATCATAGCCATCACTAGTATCGGGCCGGTTTCCATATTGTTTGAAGCTTGGAAAGTGGCCGCCGTAAATCCAATTAAAAAACTTCTTGTCATCTTTCTTCAACTCGTTGAGTTCGGCATCACTAAACTTACTAACTCGGGATCCGAAGATCTCTTTGATTCTCGCGACGGACGCGTCGCCATATCCTTTTTCCCCTTTTGGCTTAAGGCCTGATTCCTTAGCTATAACGCTCAGCAGCGCGATCTTCATATAACGATTTGTTACTCCAAACTCTTTCATATAGCGCTCAATAGTTTTCATATTTCTGTTTCTTTGGCCGCGTTTGTAATTGCCCAGGCCCTTGATGGGCCCTTGGTCGTTCGGGTCGACCTTCGGGTTATTGGGCGCCGGTGTATCGAAGTCTCCGGCGTCGCCAGTCGAGCCCGGGTTGTTGCCCATGGTCTCAGGGGAACTTCCCAAAGCAAAAGCCTGCTTGGTAGTGGGTGGGGCCTGCCTAGTTGGGATCTTATTGGCAACCTCTTTTGATACTTCTCCAACCGCGGTGATCTTGGGATTGGCCAAAGATGCTGGCCATGTAGGAAAGGTTACTTCAACCCAGGCGCCCGGCGGGGGCGCTCCCTGGACGCCAACTACGCTTACATCAATTGGCATCCATTGTTGACCCCAAAGAAGCTTTTTAAACTTTTCTGCACTCTTCCAATCTTTCGGCCCCCAGGAGTTGTATCCAGATCCAGGCAATGATGGGATCCATACTTTATAAAGAAAATTGAACATTTCAAAACTAGGCCGCTTTGCTGCTGCATATCGCAGCTGATCTTCGATGTTCTGAACAGCTGGCTCTGTAGCGGCCTTATAGGCTACGATATAACCCTGGCAAGGGTGCGAGATTGTTGCTGATTTTTCGTAGTTTTTGCCTAGGCCTAAGCCCGGCAAGAATGAGCTCATTTTGAGGCTGCGGGTGTTTAGGGCCGGCCCAGTATTCTCTGTTATGCCTCTTTGGGCCAAGGAACGCTCGAGCTTTCCAATTAATGTATCGTCTGCCATCATTCGCCCTCCGGTTCGTTGAGCAAATCAAATATTTGTTCTTTATCGTCAGCGCTAAGGCCGATTTGATCATTCTTCTGCTTCTGAAGGAGGGCTGCAAGCTTGACCATTTGCTCGTTAGAGCGTTGAAGATTTTCTACATACTTGGCGGCGATCGACCCCATTTCACGACGGGCAGAGTCGGACATCTTCATATCACTGATTGCGTCCACAAGAAGAGACTTGGCCACGGCACGGTCCTCGCGGATGTTGGTGGTTGTCTCTTCAATATAGTCGTCTAAACTTAGATTTCGCCGCTTTCCCATTTATTTTTAAACACCTTATAACGTTTTCTCAATTTGTTTAAGTTATTCACAACTTGTTTGGTATTGAGCCCAGTAATTTCCCTCAAGTATAAGTAAATAGCTTTTTTATTGAAAATTTCTATTTGATCTGCAGAGTCTAAAAGGATCCGCACCGCCATTAAAACCTTTTTTTCATTTTCCTTTAGCATAAACGAATCCCAAGTACCCATCTCACTATTAAACGAGGACCAGAACTCTATGTCTTGTCGTTTCGACTCATAGGTTGGCTCGCGGGAAACCAGGTCTTCATCTAACTCATTAATGACGTCCTCAAGATAAACCTCAGTTCGGTTCCGTTTCTGTCTCTGCTTTACTTTGTGGATAAACCAATTTTTTGTAACAACCGAAAAATATGAAAAGGCCTTCGACCCCTTAGAGGGATCGTACTTGTTAAGGATTGTGGTGAGCCAGATTTTACACTCGTCTTTCAGCGAGTCAATGTTTGGGAGGCTCGTAAACCGATAGGTGTAGATGATTTTATCCACCATCTGATCAAACGCCGGCTGGATATATTCTATATACAACACAGATCGTAGTTCCCTATCTTCTGTGTTGGCGTATTTAACTATTGCATCTTCATGAACCTTGGTAAAATAATGGTTCTTAGTCGACTTCTTGCGTCTCGTACGCCTCTTGCGAGTAGTCATAAAGTTCTTCCTCTTCTTCGTCGTCTAGTGTATATTCAAACGTATCTCTAAATACTTCTATTTCATTTGTGACACCCTTAATCCGATATATCATTTCCTGTATAAGGGGCTCGCCACTGTAGCTATCCATGCTATATAAACTTTTTGCAAAGATTTCAAAATCTTTGGTTACAATAAACAGGGCGGCGAGGTTTTCTGATATGAACACTAGCTTTTGAAGTAATCTTACTACATACCAAATAAGGAAAATATTAGCAATAAACGAGATCACTGCAGCAATAATAAAATTTGTCATCTTTGATCCTTTAGATCTTTTTTCTGCTGCTGCAATTCTTCCCGGGAGGTTTGAATAAACTTCTCCGTTGTATCGCCCGTTTTGTGTTTGTGCGCTCGGGCAGGCTTATTTGTACGAAAGGTGGTGAGTTGTTTCACCAACGAATCGGAAGCCTCGCACTTGGGGCACTTACCGGGCAGCTCACTTGAGAGATGCTGGATTGTTACACTAGCGGTGCATGCGCTGCAGTTATATGCATACCGGGGCACACTAATCCTCAAGAGAGGAAAGGATGTCGCCCAGTTCAGTATTTTCCAAACTCACCACCGGAGGGTTCGTTATAACGAGAGTACCCTGCGATTGATCGTCTCCGTCAATTTGAAAGTTCATCTCTTTAAGGATCGGTACAATATCGCTCTGCTCCAGTAGTGACTTCTGTAGAGCCATCATGAGTGCGCCTAGGGCTTGATCTGTAAGTTTCATTTCTGTTTTCTCTCCAGCTTTAGAATGCGATCATGGATATCTCTCAGATGTCCCTCCATCTGTCGCGAATGATCTTGAAACGCGGTGCGCAACATCTGGTCTATGATCTCACGGATATCGCCCTCTCTCAGGCTCGCTTCCGGTTGTGTTTTCTTTTTCTTCATGTTATTAGTCCCTTCTAATATTTCAGTGGTAGAATAGGTCCCGATGCGATCGAAGTATCGAACTTCCTTGGCAAAGCGAGAGCCTACAATTGGTTTATCCTTCCAGTCCGACCCAACCACCATATAAGCGGGGCGAAAGCGTTTAATGTATTTTCCCAATTCTTGGGGCGTATGAAATATTACTACTTCATCAACGTATATTAAAGAGTTTAACATAGCTTTACGATCTTCTTCAGTATTAAAAGGACGATCTAGGCCCTTGTCTCTCTTAACCTTTTCATCTGAGTCTATCCCTACGACGAGTCTTTTCCCTAGGGATTTGGCATACTGTAGCATTTCTACGTGGCCGCGGTGGAGGATATCAAAACATCCATTTGTCCATACTGTTGTCATTGGGCAGTATTCACTCCGCGCCGTTGTACAACTTGTGTGGCGCATTCATTAGCATATAGGATCGCTTCGTTGATGTCTGGGTTATGATTATAGCTTACTGCTAGCGCGGCCATAAATGTATCGCCGGCGCCTGTGACATCTTTTATTTCCACTTCGCTAACCGGATAGGTGTGCCCCCGATGGAAGCATCCTTTGGAGCCTAGAGTAACGATCAATCTTTCTTCGATGTCGTTGGTGATTGTGGTCTCAGTCTTCGAAAACTCATAGTTATTTATTTTAATGTATTTGATACCGCTACAATAAGGGCCGAGTGGTCGCTTAGTATCTAAAAATACCGTGTCGTGTTGAGACGCAATATAAGCAATACTCTCTTCGTTTAGGAAGCCTTTGCAATAATCCGAAATAACCACAAGACTATATTGCTTAAAGTCAATAGACTTAACATCACAAGCCCCTATTACATCATCGTTAACGTCGATACGGATAAACATCTGATTTGTATTCTTGTGGATGT